AAATGTGAAATACACTGCATCATCTGTCAATTGTTTGTCAGGGTGCATTATCGTAATCCTAGTTTTGTGTAACAAGTGTTTATCGCTTCTATGATTGCATCTGTGTTTGCATCAGAGCAAAACCACACATAAGCGTTGTGATGTAATTCAAGCACTGCATTGAGGCCCACTCGATAAGGTGCGTCTGTGAATTGATCAAGTAGTCTGTCGAGATGCTTGATGAGTTGCTTGTTAGTGTATCGAGTAATAGTTGTAGGTTTTAATGGTTTCATGTTCATAGCCTTTTGTTTATTTGGTTTGGAAGTCAGCAGGTTTGAAGATTGGTTGATCAAGTAGCAGTCTGTTAGCGCAGTATGCCAGACGTTCTGCTAGATCATCAGTGCAGGGTCTGTGGTTGTTAATGATCAAGCTTAGGTAATTTATACTTATGCCGGTCATGTGTGCTAGCACCTGCAGCTTGATTGTGCTTTTCAATGCTTTGCGTTTATCTGAAGTCATGTTTAAGCTTTCTGTATATTGAAGATGTATAATGATTATCATCTATAAAACACACTGTCAAATAAATCTTTGACTAAATAATCAAATAAATCTTTGACAGTGTGAAGTCTCTTATATATGTATTGTGTAGGAGGTGACTATGAACAAAATAAACGAATGTGATATCAGACGCATGATATTACAACGTACAGACCTGAGCGCAGCTGTTAAGCTGACAGTGTTTGCATTGCTGTTAAAAGTAGATTGGGGCACATGGCGTGGTGTTGCTACACTGCCAGAGCTTATGCGCTTATCTGCACTTTCAAGGCGCTCAATACAAAACAGCTTGAAACAATTAGAAGCGCAGAAGCTCATCAATAGATCTTGGTCTAATGTCAACGGTCGAGTATTGCCGGTGATTGCATTAGACGCACACGCTATGATGAGCAAGCAAGAAACACAGGGGGGTGCAAAATATGCACAGGGGTGCAAAATATGCACCTGTGGGGGTGCAAAATATGCACAGGGGGGGTGCAAAATCTGCACTGCTAGGGGTGCAAAATCTGCACCCTTACAATTAAACAATTATAAAACAATTAACTTACAATTAGATCAGCCCCATTCTGCTTTTAAAAATACTGATATTGACACAGAGCAAACACAAACTAAGCACAACGCACTACCCAGAACTACACACACACTCACAGCTGAAATGATCAAGACGATAGAATCACATGGTAGCAATTTAGGCCATGCAGAACGTGTTGACATAGCTAAATTACATCTAAAAATAAAACTTTTGAAAGGTGGCTTTTATGAGCAAATCTAAACCTATGCAACGTCTGGGTGATAGTCCTGCCATCAATGGACTATTGCATTCACTTAAAACAATTGTGAATGATCGAGAAACCAGACCACCAAAACAGCTGCAATCGTTTAAACATTTAAATGCTTCAAATCTAGAGACTGAGAACTTCATCTACCCTGCATCAGCGTGCTATCAGTCTAAGCCTGTGCCCTTTTGTGGGCGGTGTATGGATGGGTGGGTAAGAGTGACACAAGCAGATGAGAGCAGTGCAGTGCATATATGTGAGGACTGTGAACGGCCTAGAAGACGCTTGAAACGCTTAAATGATTTAGAGTTGCCGGCAGATGCTAAAGATGCACATCTGAATATGTATGAATGGGATAGCCCAGAGCAACGCCACAGGATCAACAGTCTACTTACTTGGATGAGATACGGTCAAGCACATGAGCAGAGATCACCTTCAGTGCTATTGTATGGGCCCCAAGGCAATGGCAAAACTACACTGCATTATGCTTTAGCTAAAGAAGCTATATTCAATGATTATCGAGTTCTATATATGACCCACAGTGAAATGCTAGAGCGCATTAAAAGCACATGGGGTAATCACAGTGCACGTTCACCCATTGAAAATAACAGATGGCTTGAGGGCGTTGAGTTGCTTTTATTGGATGAGCTTGGTGGTATTGGTGGCAATATTGAAAAGGGTGATTGGGTCTATCGTGATACTGTCAAGATGATTGGTCACATTTATGAGCGTTGGGAGTCTGGCAGCTTAAGTATTGTGATGAGCACAAACATGAGGCCGGTGCAGCTAGGTGCTTTCTTTCATCGAAATTATGCAGTGATGAGCCGGCTAGTTGATATGTTTGGTGATCTTGTAGAGATGACAGGGCGTGATAGACGTGTCAGCAACAATGAAGCATTTAAGGTCTTTGGGATGTAATCATTGTATACATTGTAAACTTCTGCTATACACATGATCAAAGGGGGTCATGTATGCAGACAGATAAACCAGAGCGCAGAGATCATGTGCTAACTATACGTGTTACAGCTGATGAGATGCAGTTAATTAATCAAATCTCAGAGCAACATTTACACCCAAAATCACTTACTGCACGCATCATATTAGTGAAGGGTTTAAACGATTATCAAAAGAAAGCGCAAGGGGCACAAGTAGGCATTAACTTACTACGTGTTTTGCAGTCTAATGATCCATTTATTAAACAGTTAGAAACATCAAAAAGCGACACACTACATGATAAATAAAATCACATTGATTGGAAATGCCGGACAGGATGCAGTGTTGAAATCAGCAGGTGCTGATCAATATGCAAGATTTACGTTAGCAACTAATGAAAATTTCAAAGATAATTCAGGGCAATGGCAGAAGCGCACAGAGTGGCACACTATCAAAGTGTGGGGGCGTATGTCTGAAATGGCAGTACAGAAGATCAAGACAGGTGTGACTGTATACGTTGAAGGCACACTTAAATCATATGAATTTGAAGGGCGCAGAATATGGGAAGTGAAGGCCATCATCTGGCGTGCACTCGATAAAAAAGAAGAATTCTTAGACTCATCAAAACTTTTAGGACCAGAGCCAAGCAGTGAAGAAAGCACAAGCACATGGCGTGCGCCACAGAGCGCAACAGTTGAACCGGCGAGCCCATGGGGTTACCCAAAACAAAACACATCACCCTTTTAATAAACAAATTAACACCCTTGCAGTGGAAACCTAAAAACACTGCAAGGGGTCAGGAACTGCTATGAACAATCAAACAAATAACACAAATAAGCCTCTATGGGAAGTGGTGCAAAACGCACATAGAGATTACATCAATGAGTGCTCACCTTATGCTGTGCGACCTTCTAAAGAATTTGCAGGGCTCAGGTTCACGTGTGATTCTGTTGAAGTGGATGCAGAAGGTGTACCGATGAGCTATATGGAATCAAAATGTTGGCATTGGTTTATGCCTGAATATCCACTTGCACTAAATGTTTTACAAATGAAACTACATGAGTCAAGTGGCAGCACTATGAGGGGTATATTTTCACAGTTAAAGCGTTTAGTAGATGGGCGCAGGCCCTACACGTTATGTGTCACGTTATATAATAAGCAGCGTGGGCAAACTGAATCTACACTAGTTGAAAATTGGAAAGGACTTGATAGTCTATCTGCTCAACATCTAGTGCTGATGGGGCATCAACAGAAGATGCATATATATCAAGTGAGCACACTGAGTGAATTGAGATCATTGTATGCAGGTGATGAGGGCCTGTGCTTATCCCATGCTGATGTAATCACAAACACCATTGCTAAAAAGACTACAACTAACGCAAGTGATTTTCTACTATCATGCAAAAAGCCCATCATAGAATTTATTAAAAGTCAACCGGATTATATGAGCACAATTGCACAGCCGGCTTTGTCTGATAATGATGATGCGAATGATTGGCGCGAGAGTGGCCCAAATCACAGTGATGTTAAAACAGAGGTGCAGACAAAATTGATATTCAGATCATGCGGTCAAGTTATGCCAGACGCTGATGATTTTGCTGCTAATCTTTGGTTTTATAACTTTTATAAACGGTCAGGCAAAGAACGCATCTGTGCATCTAGACTACACAGCTTAATTACAAAAGAGGGTCATGATGTGCAGTTACACCCTTTGCAGTTAAAAGATAGAGTGCCCCCAAAGAAAATGCGCTTATTGGATTTGACAATACACATGAGAGTGATAGCCCAAATCTATGATAAACATCTAACTGGCCTAACAAAGCACAAGCTGTCAATTTTGGGCAGAAGATCATCAACACTTGATTTCTATGTGTTTAGCGAGTGGTTAAACCATCTACCCAACATAAGACAATTACAACGCTCAGCAATCACTCGACTAGTCAAATATCATTATCAGGCTGAGATGATACAAGATGTAAGATCTAGAGCTATACAGCGTGCGCTTAATGCATTGAATACACCTGCACCCATATCTGCACTCACACTCACACTTGATTCTGCAGAACTCGATACAGAGCCTGCAGAACTCGATACAGAGCCTGCAGAACTCGACACAGAGCCTAAAATAGAGTTAACAGAGATGATTACTGACACAGTTGTAGATCTAGCAGACAGTATCAAGGACAATGGCAGAGATATCATAAAACTTGAAAAGCAAATTGTGCTCATCTTAAACGTGCTTAAAGAAATTACAATTGCATTGGGTGACAGAGATGCAGCAACTAGACACTGATGATGAGTCTGCTAAATGCAAGAAATAAATCATTTAGCACAGGGCTATGTGTGCACACATAGCTTAACTACTATTTGCCCACTCTGTTTATCAAAACAACGTTATCAAACATGGGGCACATTAACTGAAGGGGGTATTATGCCAGAGCCATCAGATCAAGATTTGAGCATTGGTAGGGCGCAAACGATGAGGACACTAGCGAAGCTGAGAAAGCGTCTGATAATAAACAGCTCAGATTGTTTAAGTGGTGAGTCTGCTGAGCTATATGAGCACATTGAGAAAACACTTTTGACGGTATTAGGTGAGCACTATGGGCGCAAAGCGAAAGAACACAGAGAATAGACTAGAGCTAATACTCAGCAACTTGCGTGAAGGTATGAGCAGACAAGCAGCTTGCACCCAAGCCGGCATAGGCAGAAGCACCCTTTGGCGTTGGTGTGATGAAGATGCAGAGCTTTCACAGCGTGTAGATGAAGCCATTGATTTTAGTGAAGCTGTATTACTCGCAGAGCTAAAAGAATTAGGGCGTGCTAAGCAGGATTGGCGTGCTGCAGCTTGGATATTAGAAAGAAGGTTTCCTGATCGCTATGGCTCAAAACGTGACACTGAGATCACGATTAATAAATCAGATGGATCTGATGTAGTAGTCAGCATGATTGAACAAGCACAGGCTAACATGATCGAGCATGATGATTAATCTTAACCCTTTGCAGCGTGAGATCATAGCACGCATCATGAAACAAGATGAGATCATTAGTGCCAGATGTGGATGGGGCTCTGGCAAAACATCTGCATTAGTATTTGCATTATTGATGGTGAGCAAATGGCGCAGGGGGTGTAGCTCATTGCTCATCACAGATACTAATCAACGCTATAACTCAGTGCTAATGCCTGAAATTAGCAAATGGTTAATTCCTTTGGGATGGGATTATAATCATACATTGAGACAATGGACAGACACACACACCGGCTCAACAGTTTGGTGCAGAAGCTATTTTAGACCTAACACAAGAGAAGCCACACACAACCCACTTGAAGGCCTAAATGTAACAAGTGGTGTGTGCTTTATTGATGAGTGTCAAACATTAAGCGCAGAAGTTGCACACAAAGCTTTGGGGCGTTTAAGGGCAGGGGCTAGTCCTATACTAGTATTAGTGGGCCTGCCTGTTGCTGATGCATGGTGGTGTGCCATGGCTGAGCGTGCTAACTATAACCCATTGTTATTCACTAGCTATGTGAACAAAGCCAATCTATCTGAGCAATGGTTTGAAAGCACACGCCTGCTGCCAGAGGCTGAGCGTGAAGCAATGGTCATGAATAAGCCTGCGCCCCCAACAGGCTTAATCTATTCTGAATTTACACAGAGTCACATCATTGATGGTTGGCAATATGATGAGAGTATGACTGGGCGCATAGCAATAGATTGGGGCTTTAGAAAACCATCTGTTTTAATAATGGCATACGATGAGAGCAGAAAGGCCACTGTGATCTGTCATGAGATAAATCCAAGTGAAGTGACTACTTCACAGCTAGCTAAATTAATATTAGATGTAGCATGGCCTAGGGCACTGAGAGCACAAGCCAATGGGCCTAAGATTTGGCTAGATGATGGGGTAGCAGACAAAGCCGGCAAAGCTCGCAATGATCAGACCGGTGCAAGTGCCTTTAGAGCAATGAGGGGCTTGCCACAAAATGGGGGCATTGGGCTTGCACTACGCAATACTACAGACCCGATTAGAGTTGATGTGCTCAACGGTATACAACGCTTAAAACGTGCTTTTGATAATCAACGCTATCTCATCACAGCTGATGTGTGGCAAGCCGGTGAACGTGCTAGAGGCAACAGCTTACGTAAAGCACTATTAAGTTATGCATGGGATAATAAAGAACAGCCAAAAAAGGATGGCAGGGAAGATCCACTTGATGCGCTTAGATATGATTGCATCATGTTTAATTGGCATGATTTGCGAGTAGATCAACGTGAGTACACACCAAGGGTTAGAGGCTCAGCACAGAGTAATAATAAACGCAAGGTGCAAATAGGGCGCAATTCAGTTAGATCATTTTAACATCTAGCACGCACTCTAGAAAAAGCTAAAGCTCTGACTCTGCATAACAGCTTGGCGACCTATCAGAGTCAGAGCTTTTACCTAGAAAACCGACTTCAAACAAATTATTGTAAACTTTGTTTACTTTGTATACAAGGCATAATTTAACAAATATTGATAAAGATTTAATCTATGTCTATAATGTGTCGCAACGCCTAACGTTTTAGCAGGGGCACTATGACTACAGAGAAAAACCCAAAGCACATGAGGGCTATGCAGCCACGCCTCGCAACAAGAGGCATAACAGGCACACAGTTAAACAGTGGTGTCATCAGTGGCAAAGAACAAAATCCACAGCTAACCGGCCTTAATTGGGTCAAAGAAGCTGAGGAAATGTTGCGCACTGACCCTATTGTCAGACGTTCATGGCATATGCTAAGACAAACATTACTAAGTGCCTCATGGCGTTTTGAGTCTGGCATTGAAGGTGATGCAGTGTCTGATGAATTAGCTCGCTTTGCTAATGAGGCTTATGGCTTTGATGGGCATAGCGGGCAGATGACAGTAAGCTTTGAAGATCAGCTTGCATATCTATTTGAGTTTGTGCCGTTGGGTTATAGATACGCAGAGGAGATTTACAAAGTCGGGCCAGATGTGGATGGCAACATTAAAGTGTGGCTCGATCACTATGCAGATCGTGAGCCATCTGCTCATCAGAAATGGCTTAGCAGAGACAACCAAAAGCTTGATGGAGTTATGCAGAACCTTGTGGGCAGTTCACACCCACCTGAGCCTATACCTTCACACAAACTATTATTGCTAACACTAAACAAAACAGGGTCGAACTTTGAAGGGGTGGGGATGCTTAGACCGGTGTGGTTTTGGTGGCGCACCAAACAACGCACAAGCAATTTGATGTGTGTAGGTTTGGATAGATGGGCAGTGCCTACACCCAAAGTTGTAGTAGACAGGTCACAAGCTGAAATGATGGGCTTAACTGATGCAGATGTAAACGCCATGATTGATGAAGCAGAAGGGCAGGCACAAGCCTTTTTAGCTACTGAACAAAGCTATTTAGTTGAGAGCAGTGTCGTTAAATTTGAGAGCTATGAGACAAGCCCATATCTGTATAGTCAAGGGCCGCTTGATATTATTAAGTTGTGTGACTCCCAAATTGCGTCTGCTTTCTTGGCACAGTTTGCAGACCTAGGCAACACCGAAACAGGGGCACGCTCAGTGGGTGAAATACACCTAAGTATCTTTAGGCGTGCTGCTATTAATCTATGTGACATTGTGGCCTCTGCTATTAGTGGAGTTGATCGCAGAGGGGGTGGCACAATTGGCAGGCTCATCAGATGGAACTACGGTTGTATTGATCCAAGCAAGTTGCCAAAATTAACACACACCGGCCTTGATACTGATGATCTAGCTGAGAGCATGGGGATGCTGCCACAGCTTGTGCAAGCCGGCATACTAACACCGGATGATGATCTAGAGCGTGCTATCAGGCAGAGGTTAGGCGCAGGTGATTTACCAGAAGAGGCGCAACGCTCAGCAATAGAGCGCACAGCTACAGGCAAGGGTGGCCTTTCATCATTTGCTGAGAGACTGATAAAAGGCAGGCGCAATGAGTAACAAAATTAAAAGGGTGAAGCTCACACCACAAAAATACAAACACATTAATTTCACACCACCAAAAGCAGCACAGCAAGCTGCTAAGCGTGCGCTAAAAGTGCGTGCAACAAAACCACCTTCACAGCGTGCTATGACCCCCACAGGGCTTGCTCGTGCACGTGACTTGATCAATGCAAAATCATTAAGCCCTGAGACAGTGCGCAGAATGTTAGCTTATTTTACTAGGCACGAAGTAGATAAAAAAGGCTCAACATGGGCAACAAAGGGCAAGGGGTGGCAAGCTTGGCATGGATGGGGCGGTGATGCCGGTTTTAAATGGGCACAAAAGGTAGTTAAGCAAATGAACTCTGCAGACAATAAAACACAAGCACTTAGAGCATATGGTGAAGCTCTGCAACTGGCAGAGTCTGTGCCGGCTTATGACGTGCCTGATGGGTTAACCATTGGCAAACCATTTAAGACATTAGCACTAGGACAAGTGTCATCTAGAATGAATGGTGATGCAATTGGGCAGGCTATTGATAATGAGCTACTCACTGAGATGCTCAGGGTTTATAATGAACGCAAAAATGCAGACCCTGTGATCATAGATTGGCAACACGCCACAAGCCCATTCAACAACGGTGCACCTGCACCACCTGAGTCTGGCAATGCTTTGGGGCTCATCATAGATTTAGATCTCAGAGATGATGGCTTATATGCTACCCCTGCATATAATGAGCGTGGCCTTGAAGTTGTAAAAAATGCAGGCGGTGTGCTTTGGTCATCACCTGAGTTTATTGCCGGTGATGTGTTCACACGAGATGGTGGCACACCGGTGGGCACAGCCCAACTATTAGCAATTACTTTAACCCCACGCCCTGCGCAGTCTAATGATAAAATTAGCAGGGTTATCCTAAACGAAAGGCTATCTATGATTGATAATCTAGATAACATGTCTGCTGAGGATATGCGCTCTATGCTCATCGCTAAAGATGAAATTGTGCGTGAACTTGAAGACAAGATCAAGGAAATGCAAGCAGATGCAGAGGCTCAATTAACAGAGTCTAAAGCAGATGATGATGCAGAGAAACTAACAGAACCAGAAGCTGATGAAGATGCAGAAGTTGATGCATCTCTTAAAGAAGCTGATGATGATAAAAAGAGCTATAATATGAGTGAGTCTAATATCATGTTATCAGAAGTGACTGCACTACGTGAAGCTAACACGCAACTATCAAAACGCTTAGAAGCTATTGAAAGTGAAAAGCGTGCAGTTGAGATGCGTGAGGCGGTGGGCTCACTACTGCGTGAGGGTCGTATTGCACCGGCCGAAAAGGCTTTTGCTAATAAAGCTTTTGAGCTTAAAGAATTACAGCCTGAGTTCTGGCAGATGTTCTCAGAAAGACCTGCAAACACTGCAGTGCCACTGCAACAGATAGGGCATGGGGCATCAGGTGCTGAGATCACTAAACAAGCACTTGATACACGTATTAAAGAGACTGCCAAAGAAAAAAGCATCAGCTATTCTGAGGCCTTAAATTATGTTCAACAAAATCATTCTGATTTCTACAATAAAGCTATGGGGGTTTAATCATGGCTGATAATAATATCATTGTTTCATTTATTGCAGATGGTGCTATCACTGAATTTGCACTAGTCTCAGTTACCGCTGCAGGCAAGATCTCAGTTACAACTGTAGGCACAGACACTAGATGTGTAGGTGTTGCGCAACGTGCTTGTGCATCTGGTGACTCTGTAGAGGTGCTTGTGTCTGGGCTCACACGTGTGATTGCTGGTGCAACTATTGCAAACTCAATCTCATTAGTAATGGCTACTGCAGCAGGCAAAGTAACACCCCACACAGGGTCTACAAAATACAGCATTGGGCAAGTCATCCCAAATATTAATCAAGTAAGCTCAGTGGCGAATGATCAAATTCTGATCAACTTCACAGGCCCACAGAATCTAATTCCATAGGAGATAAACAATGGCATCATCTTATAGTAATTTGCATCCTGTTGATCAGATCTTAACTAGCCTCATTGCCGAAGCTATCCCAAGTGACGATCAATTAATTGCAGACAAAGTGTTAGAAAATATCACTATCCCTGAGCGCAGTGGCACTCTATTGCTAGAGCAAACACGCAACTTTATGGGTGCAGCAGCAGGCCTAGATCTAGAGCGTGCAGCAGGCTCATCACGTGCAATGATCGGCTCTTTTGATCGTAGCTCACAAACATTCAAAGCTCTGATCTATAGCGCATCTGATAGTATCGCTATGGAAGATATTTTTGATTCACAATATGCAGGTAGTGAAGAGGCACGCATTGCACGCAAAGTTGCACGTGTGCTTAAACTTGATCGTGAAAAGCGTTGTGCAGATGTGTTATTTGATGACACTACATTCACCACGTCTGCAGCAGCTGCAGGCTTTGGCACTGCCGGTGCAGAGCCTCTGTCTGAATTGTTTGATCTGAAAGACACAGTATTTGCAGCAGCACATGGCATCAACCCAGACACACTTATCTTAGGGCGTGATTGTTTTAGAGCACTTGCTAAGAATCCTGAGGTTCGTGGGTATGTTGGTGACTCATCACAAAACGGTGCATTTAGTTCAGGTAATCAGATCTTGAATGACGGTGCTGTAATTGCAGTGCTCAGAGATGTTTTGGGTATCCCTAACATTCATGTGGGGCAAGCACGCAGGGAAACTGCAGTTGCCGGTGCAACAAGCTCAGAAGCATACATCTGGGCCGGCACTAAGTGTTTCATGGGCATCTTACGTGGCTCTGATGCAGTAGTCCAAAAATCAGGTAATGTGAAAGGAATGCCTGTGGCAGCACTTAATCTACAATTCTCTGACATGGTCGCAGGCCAATATGACGCACTCGACCAGACTAGACGTTATGTATGGGGTGAAGAAGTAAACAGTTTTCATACTGTTGATTCAACCTTAGGCCACGTCTTAACAGGCTGTTAAAGTGTATGCGTTGTCAGTGTAGCCATACATTATTAAATGAGTCTGATGCAGACGTGCGTGCAGTTAATGATTTAACTAAGCAAGCAAAAGAGGCATCTGGCGTGATGGCTACATTGATCAAAGCTAGACGTGATCAGCTAAAAGCTGAAATCACAGCAGAAAAAGATTTTGAAAAAGCAATGAGTAAAAGCACTAAAGCTTTACTCGATACAATAGAGCAGGCAGTTGCAGAAGCAGGCCCAGATATATTGTTAAACGCATCAGATGAGCAACTGTTAGAGCTACTCATAAAAGGTGGCCTTGGTGTTGCTATTGATGACTTTATAACTCAGCAATCTAAAATTAGATCGAGCATAAGTAAAACACTCACAGCTGTTGAGCCCACGTTTAGCTTAGATAGTCTCACGTCTGAGATTGATGCACTTAGTGCACAGAATATAGAAACCATTTTTGAAGGCATAATTGTGCCATCAGTGAAACAAAACATCAGAGAGAGTTTGCTAGATTTAGAAGTAGCAGTACCATTGGCTACTGTGATGAGCAATCTGCAGACTACAATGAAAAGGGCAGAGAGTGGGCAACTCACAAAGATCAAGACTAAGATTTCACAATACGGCAGGGGCATCACAGCTATAGCTGCAGAAGTTGCAGGGCTAGATCATTATTTATACACCGGCCCAAAAGATGGCATCACACGTGATTTCTGCAGAGATCTAGTTAATAAAGTAGTAACTGAAAAGCAGATGAGCAAGCTAAACAATAAGCAAGGGTTGAGCGTTAAAACATCAGGCGGGGGCTATAACTGCAGACATTCGTGGTCACCTGTCACAGAGTCATTCATAGAAGCTGCAAAGCTTACTAGAGCTAAATCAAGTGACATAAGCAAAGCAAATGGAGATGCATAGCAATGCGTAAAACAATCACATCACTAGCACACAGATTTATCTGGTCACCACAGACACCGATTACAGGCACACCTGCGCTTAGTATTGCTAGCCCAATTGCTGTGAGTGAAAACCTTACTCGATTCACTAATGATTTAACAATCACAGCTATAGCATCTGACAGACGCACACTGACATTAAGCACAGCGCCTGCAAACTATTATAGAGAGCAGCAAGCAGGCTTTGTGCTTACTGCACATGATACACATTACTCAGTGCGAGTGGTGCGCCTAGGTGGCACACAAGCACTACTTGCAGAGCCGTTGCCACGTGAGATTGATTTATCTTCCAATGCTACACTACATCTGCCCACAAGCTTTGTAGATATAGCGGCCGGTGTATTGACTACATCAGGTTATTATACATGGGCTGTAGATTACACCCAATTATACATGGGGCAACTGCACAAAGATAAAGGCCTGTTGAAGGTCACACCCAGACCATTTAACACAGGGCTCACACACACTGAGCTTGTTGCATTGTTTGCTAATTTGGCTGACATGATACCTAGACGACAAGCTGATTTTAGTCAGCAAATAGAGTCAAGTTTAGAAGAGTTGACTTTAGCAATTAGGGCTCATCTAAACAGTGATCATATCACAGAAGACGAAGTGTTTAATCCTGAGTCATTTAAGCTAGCACACGCTTATTGTGCAGCAGCTATCATCTATGAGCAGGCTTTACAGTTTGATCACGCAGAGGCTATGCGCACAAGATGTGCAGAGCTATTAGATCGAGCATTG